GGTGCAACAGGTTCTACTGGAGCAACAGGTGCGACTGGTTATACAGGCCCAGCAGCCAATAATCTATACACTAATGGTGCATCAAACTATAGCACTGCACTTGGTGTTAATGCTGGTAACCAAGCAACTGGCCCGACAGGTTCAGCTAACGCAAACTTTAACACTGCTATAGGCGCTGACGCATTAGCTGCTGTTACCACTGGTGACCAAAATACAACAGTTGGTTTTGGTTCTGGACGATTAATCACAACTGGAAGTAATAATTTACTTTTTGGTACTGGCGCAGGAGGAAAAATTACTACTGGAAGTAGTAACTTAGCAATTGGTAACTCCGCATTATCTAATGTTGTAACAGCTAACTATAACACTGCTATTGGTGCACAAGCAATGCAAGATGCAACTGGTGGAGACAACAACGTAGCAATTGGTAACGCTGCATTGTTTAATAATACTACTGGTCAAGGTAACGTTGCAATTGGTTCTGGTGCTTTAAGTAACAATACTACTGGGGGTAGCAACTTTGCAATTGGCGCTGGCGCATTATCATCAAACACAACCGCTAATCAACAATTTGCTATTGGCGCTAATTCATTACAAAGTTCAACATTAGTTACAACTGGTCTTTTAGCTAACTTTGCAGTTGGTACTGGAGCATTAAAAGCTTTAACAACTGGCGAAAGAAACATGGCTGTTGGTTATTATGCAATGGCTTATTCAACAACTGCTGAAAGATGTATGGCAATTGGTCGCTATGCATTAGGTTTAAACAATGGAACTAGAAACTTAGCCATTGGTAGCGTTGCAGCGTATTGCAATACAAACGGTAATGAAAACGTAGCAGTTGGTGTATGGTCATATTATAACGGAACTACTGGTAACGGCAACACTGCAATTGGATTCGCCGCACTATCAAGATGGGAAGTAACCAATGCTTATTATTTTAATGGAAGTACTGGAAACTATAATACTGCAATAGGTGCTTACTCATCATGGGATAATCAAGCTGGTGCTGGAAACACATCACTTGGCTACAACGCTGGCTATAATATTTCTAGTGGAAATAATAACGTAGCAATTGGTTATAACTCTGGAAACAGCGGAACTAATAACTTAACAACTGGTTCTAATAATATTATACTTGGTTATAACGCAGCTGCAACATCTGCATCTGTATCTAATCAGATAACATTAGGTAACGCTTCAGTTACAAACTTTAGAGTTCCTGGTGTTGGATTTGATATCGATACAAGTCGCGCATCAATCACTGGTTATTCTAAAGTTTCTAAATACAATGCAACAACTGCACCAGTAGTAAAGACAGCAGACTTTACTTTAGCTGATACTGAAAACTGGATTGTTAACAACGCATCTGTTGATATTGTGGTAACATTGCCATCTGGCTCTGCACATATAGGGCGCGCAGTAACAATCATTAACTGGACTAATCATTCCGTTTCGTCAGCATCGTCAAATGTTTATCCTCATAATGATGGTACATTGGGAACAGTAATTAATGCTGGAAGCGATGGCAGATTCAGTACTATAGTGTATGATGGTACCAATTGGTATATAATGGCAACAAACGCATAAATAAACTACGAAGGAAAACAAATGAAGGAAATATTTTTTTTAGCTGGGCTTCAACGCTCAGGTGCAACGATATTAAGTTCAATCTTAAATCAGAATCCAGACTTGTGGGTTTCGCCGGCAAGTCCAATGTTACAAATGATGATTAATGCTACACAAACATTTGATTCATTTGAACATAAAGATTATGACAGAGGCAACGCAATATCTAATGCAATTGCCGCAATACCACAAAACTTTTATTATGATAAACAAGCTAACTATATCATTGACAAGAACCTTAATTGGACATCAGCCAATGGCGTAGAAGTAGCTTATCGTTATGTAAATTCAAATATTAAAATAATATGCCCAGTAAGAGATGTACTTGATATTTTAGTTTCATTTGACACAATTATTAATGCTCATCCTGAATCACAGCAGAATGCTTTAATGGATAAAGAAGTTTTATTAGAAACATTTCCAGATAAGCCAATGGCTGATAGAAGAGCAGATTGGTTAATGAAGTTTGGTAATGATATAATGGGATGTTTAAATAACATGAAGCATGCAATGAATCCAGAATATAGACACTTGTTTCATTTTGTTGAATATGATAATTTTATAAACAACCCAGAAAAAGAGATTAATAAAATATATGACTTCTTGGAAATTAAGAAATACAATCATGAATTTGAAAATATTGAAGACAGCTCAGGTATCTCTGAAAACAGTCTTACAGGCATTAAGAATCTACACAAAATAAGACCAAAATTAGAAAAGAAATCTCGTAGACCAGAAGACGTGTTCTTGCCAGAGACACTAAGACGTTATTCAGGATTGGAATTCTGGAGAAATATTTAATGGAATTAAATAGTTTACTTAACGAATGGAATTTCCGTAAGTGCCGTGGTCCAGAAAACGCAACACCAGCAGAACTAGCAGAAGCATTTGCTTTCTTCTGTGAAAACTATGCTTATATTAAACACCCTAACCAAGGACGTATTCCTTTTGTTTTGAGGGACGCGCAAAAAGAAACTGTTAAAGCATGGTTAAGTGACAGATATACAATAGTGTTAAAGGCACGTCAGATTGGATTCTCCACACTGGCTGCAGCTTATTCTTTCTGGATTACTTTCTTTTGGCCAGACAGATTCGTGGTCATGCTTTCAAAGACTGAACGTGAAGCTACAAAACTTTTACAAAAAGCAAAGTATATTTATAAATTTATACCTGACTGGATGAGACTATCTGGTCCAGAGATGCTACAAAACAACGTTCTTAAGATGTCGTTTAGTAATGATTCCGTGATTGAATCAATGCCATCAGCTAACGAGCCTGCTCGTGGTGAATCCGTATACTTGGCTATAATCGACGAGATGGCGTTCTTGCCTAACCCTGAAGAAGCCTGGGCATCTATTGAACCTATTGCTGACGTAGGTGGTCGAGTAATTTGTTTGTCTACTGCCAAGGGTGAAGGTAATATATTCTTTAATTTGTGGCATGGGTCACAGACTGGCACCAACCGTTTCCGTGGAATCTTCTTTCCATGGTCGGCATCAGGACGTGACCAAGCTTGGTATGACGCTCAAGCCGCAGAACTACCAATATGGCAATTACACCAAGAGTACCCATCAAATCCTGAAGAAGCCTTTATTCGTTCTGGCCGCCCAGTATTTGATATTGATGCTTTAATGAAATTTATAACTGAAACTCCTAAGAAAGGTTTTAATAAAAAACTCTCTGATGTTCGAAACTCTTTTATGTTTGAGTCCTCCGGTGGACCACTCTCTATATGGGCCTTACCACAAGCCGGAGCTAGATATGTTGTTGGAGCTGACGTTGCCGAAGGTTTAGCTAGAGGTGACTATTCTGCTGCTCATGTTATTGATGCCAAGTCTGGTCTTGTAGTAGCCCATTGGCATGGACACGTAGACCCAGACAAATTTGGTGAAGAAGTTCTTTACTCATTAGGCTTCTTTTATAATGAAGCTTTAATAGGAGTTGAATCTAATAACCACGGTTTAACAACTTTAACATCTTTAAATAAAGCTAATTATATTAATATTTATAGACAGCGTCAATTGAATACACGCCATGCAGAAGCGGGAGAGAAGCTGGGTTGGCGCACAACAACCTTATCAAAGCCTTTAGCTATAGATGAACTTAATGCTAATCTAAGAGATGGTGCTTTAGACCTTAAGTGCGAATACACCATTGCTGAACTTAAAACCTTTGTTCGAGACGACAATGGCTCAACTCACGGTTCCCCGCACGACGACCGTGTAATGTCTTTGGCCATTGCTAACCAGATGCTTAAGTATGTTTGGCTACCAGAATATAGCCCTAAGACAGATGCCCCATGGGGAACATTGGACTATTTTGCTAGCAAAGTTCCTAAACCACAAAAGACTCGTGAGCGTTATTGGATTGGCGAATTTAATAATTATTAGACATGTAAAGAAAAATACAGTATAATAGGAGATTGTATGAAATGTTCAACTTGCGAAAGACCAATTAACTCAGAAAATGACCTGAAGAGGCAGCTTTGCTTCAAGTGTCATGTTAAGGGTGTGCGATTAGGCTTTACTCATGGGCAAGAAGCGTTTCATGGACCAACTGAAAGAGAACAGCAAAGAGCCATGGAAGATTCACCAAGATTTAAAGCCGGCGAAATTGAAAAGATTCCCGCAAGAAAAGAACTAATCTAATGGAATGGCTAGTGCCGGTAGTGGTTGCTGTTATTGGTGGACCACTAGTTGTTGTAGTCCAAAGTCTTAGAAAAGAAAATACTAGTCAACATGCTGAAGCTAGAGAACTATTAAAAATGGTTGCTAGTAAGGTAGATAAAGTAGATGACAAGTTAGATGGCCATATCTCATGGCATTTAAAAAAACCAACAAGAAAATCAAATAAGGAGCAATAATCATGGCCAGTTCAAAAGATAAAAAATACCCACCAGGGCAAAAACCAGCAGCAAAGCCAACAATGGCACAAGCATATAAGTCAGCAGAAAAATCAACAAAGCCAACACCGGGTTCCGCGGCTGCTAATCGTGCAGCAGTTGGTAATATTGGAAGTAGTATTGTTGGTTTTTTTGCTAAAGGTGGAATACCTGCTGTTGGTAAACCAGAAGGTTTCAATAAGCCATCTTCTTCTAAACCAGTCCCGCCAAAAGAAGCAGCAGATATAACTGCACAAGCAAAAGCAAAAGATAAAAAAGCTAATACTGCTCGTATGGTAACTGATGCAAAGTACGATAAAGTTGGTGCGCCAGCTGTTGTTGTAAAAGCTACAACCAAAGCTGCTAAACCATATGTAAAACTTAAGCAGCCAGCAAGAGAAGCAGCACGTCGTGCATATGTACAAAAGCAACTAGACAGACTTGGCATTAAGCCAACACCTGCAGGTAAGCCACGCAGTGCAAAAGAAAAAGCCGCAAGAGTAAAGGCACGTGCAACTTGGGACAAGAAGAATAAGTTCCAGAAGAAATCAGGTCCTCAATCAGGTGGTTCAGGTCCAATGGAAAATAGACCAGAATAATAATGAAAAAAACTAAAGCTCAAGCAAAAATTTCTAAGGTTATGAAAGAATACAAAGCTGGCACACTACATGCTGGTGTAGACCCTAAAGGACCAAAGAAAGCACGAATAGTTAAATCGCGCAAACAAGCTATTGCAATTGCACTTAGTGAAGCCGGCAAATCTAAAAAGAAAGCAAAAGGTAAATAATGTTAAAGCAATACGAATATACATATGATAGCACCGCCGCAACACCATCATCAGATTGGTTTCCAATGAATTGCGCTGGTTACGATACAGTAGCAATAAGTATTACTTCAGCTGCAGGTTGGGATGGAAGTATTTCATTCTGGGGTGGAGCAGGTCCAGACCAGCTTTCACCAGCATTGTGGTCATTAGTTAATGCTAGTGGAACTAATAATTACGACACAGTAACAAATATTGTTGGTGCAACTCCAACAGGATTTGCTAAAAATTATACAGGTCCTGTAGCTGGTTTAGCTGAATTTGGTGTGTATTTTGCCGACCCAACAACTTACATATCTGCACAAGGAATCATTACAATTCAAGTTGGCTTTTCCTCGAGCGCTAAATAATGCGTCAATTTGTTTTGTATACAGCTAATGGACCTTTGTATAGGTGCGTTGACTGTAGTGCATTTGTCTCTTCAAGAGAACATACATGTGAACAAAACAATTTTGTGTATACTGAAACAGAAGTTGATGAAATTAAACGAAGAGAACTAGAGGCATAATGGCAAAAGGTAATCCAGTAGCAATAGCTGTAATTAGAGCTACCAAGATGATTGATGCGCCAGATACTGGCGAAGGATACATTGATGGATGCCCAGCTGCAACACAAGATATAACTGTTAATCTTAAAAAAAGATATGAAGCAGTATTGGCAGCTAATTATGGACCTATGAATCCTGCATTACCTAATGACCAATTCTGGAAAGAAAAAGCAGCGCTGTTTAAAACAGATGTAAAGCAAGCTAAAACTGCAAGATGTTCTAACTGTGCTGCTTTTATACAAAGCGAAGATATGTTGGATTGTATTAAAAAAGGTTTAGATTCTGGACCTGAAGCAGATGCAGTAGTTGAAGCAGCTAACTTAGGTTTCTGTGAAATATTTGATTTTAAGTGTGCAGGTGACAGAACATGCGATGCATGGGTTGTGAATGGACCAATAACAGAAGTAAAAGAAGACGAAGGTGAAGTCGATGAATAAAAAACCAGTTTGGGAAACTCCTAATCCAAAAAAGAAATCAACTAAATTATCACCAGCTAAAAAAGCAGCAGCAAAAGCTTCTGCTAAAGCAGCAGGTAGACCTTACCCAAATCTTATTGATAATATGAAAGCTGCAAGGAAAAAGAAGTAATGGCAAAAACTGCTGCTTGGCAACGCAAAGAGGGTAAGAGTCCTACAGGTGGGCTTAATGCTAAAGGCCGCGCATCTGCAAAAGCCCAAGGCATGAATTTAAAACCACCAGTTACTGCTAAGCAGGCAGCTAAATCACCAAAATCTGCAGCAAGAAGAAAATCATTTTGTGCAAGGATGGAAGGAAATCCAGGACCAATGAAAGATTCTAAGGGAAGACCAACACGTAAAGCGTTGGCATTAAAGAAGTGGGATTGTTAATATGGCACGTCAAAGTAACTCAGATAAATTAAGTAACTATAGAGGTAAAATTAATCTTGCTCAAAAGAAATTACAACAAGAAAACTATGACCAATTATGGCAAAGATTAATTAACTTATATCGCGGTAGACATTATCGTGGTATGAGTGTTGGTGATAGACTACTTGTCAACGTTGCATTTTCAACTATTAATACTTTAGCTCCTGCTATTTCAATTGGTCGTCCAAAGATTAATGTTAATGCACGTAGACCAGAAGATGGCGACAAAGCTGTAGTAACTGAATCAATCATTAACTATTGGTGGCAGCATTATGGTTGCCAGCCAGAGTTTCAAAGAGCAGCAAAAGATTATTTGATTATTGGTCATGGTTGGGTTAAAACTGGTTATCGTTTTGTTGAAGAATCAAAGCTTAATGATATTCAAGACACCGCCGATGAAGCTGCAACTGGTAATCCACCAATAGTTGGCGACGTTGAATCAACATTTGTAATTAGAGAAGACCGTCCATTCCTAGAGCGCGTTGACCCATTTAATATGTTTGTTGACCCATATGCAACAGATATGAATGATATTCGTTGG